TGGCGTTGGCGATGATTTCACCAATATCGGCGTCGGAGTTGGCGGAAATGGAACCGACCTGGGCGATTTCCTTGGTGGTGGTACAGGGCTTGGAGAAAGCCTGCAGTTCAGCGATGGTGGCGATGACCGCCTTGTCGATGCCGCGCTTCAGGTCCATCGGATTCATGCCGGCGGCGACGTACTTCATGCCTTCGCGGACGATGGACTGGGCCAGCACGGTGGCGGTGGTGGTGCCGTCACCGGCGATGTCGGAGGTCTTGGAAGCGACTTCCTTGACCATCTGGGCGCCCATGTTGGCGAACTTGTCCTTCAGTTCGATTTCCTTGGCGACGGAAACGCCGTCCTTGGTGACGGTCGGGCCGCCGAAGGAACGCTCGAGCACGACATTGCGACCCTTCGGGCCGAGGGTGACCTTGACCGCGTCGGCCAGGATGTTGATGCCTTCGACCATGCGGGCGCGGGCGGAATCACCGAATTTGACTTCTTTGGCTGCCATTTATTAACTCCTGAATTTTGATCTGTTTGGAACGTCGACCGCAGCAATCAAGCCTGCAGGACACCCATGATGTCTTCTTCACGCATGACCAGGACTTCCTGGCCATCGACCTTGACGGCCTGGCCGGCATACTTGCCGAACAGCACGCGGTCGCCGACCTTGACGTCGAGGGCGATCTGCTTGCCGTTGTCGTCGCGCTTACCCGGGCCAACGGCCAGGACTTCGCCCTGATCCGGCTTTTCGCCGGCGGAATCGGGAATGACGATGCCGGAAGCGGTGGTGCGTTCGGCTTCAACGCGCTTGACGATGACACGGTCGTGCAAAGGACGGATATTCATAGAGATAGCTCCTTGTAGTTCTCAGAGATGAAATTGGCCGGCACACTGGAAGTGCCCGGAAACGGAGCGGTCTTTTGTTAGCACTCTTCCCCGGCGAGTGCTAAATAATAGGGGCTGACTCACTGGATTTCAAGTCGACCCCTTCGAAATAATAGGAAGGCGGAAATTATTTTTCCGCGTTGCAGTAATTATTTTGCCGAGTTGCAGTAATTATTTTGCCGTTTGATGGGATGGGTAGCGCACGAATTCGCTTGCTAAATGTTTTCAGTTGGAAAATTGATTTGCGCAACTGACAAGTCGGCGCACGCTATAAATGCGCGGTGAAATCTATCGTGAGTGAGCGCGGCTTTTCAACACTCCGGCTTTTGTCGGCTGCCTCGGCGTCGCTACCGTCAGTCACTGGGGCACGTCCCTACTGGTTTCGCGCCGCGCTCGGAAAGAGCCTATATCAAAACTTGGAGCTACACCATCAGTTCGCCGACGTCATCTTGTACGCTTCGAGGATGTTCAAGAAGTTCCGCACATCCCTCTCCGACCCGGACAGGCTGCTTTTCTGGCTGCCAGAATTCAACTCGACACGATGGGTTTTTACCACGCCGTTATCCGTCGCACCTCTTTTTGCACCAATCGCATTATCCACCGCCAGGCTGATCAGCGCCTTAAGCGTCATCTCATTGGATACTGCGCCGCCCGCTGTACGCGCTGCGAGCATCTTGTTCAGATTGGTATTTGCCGTTTCGACTACCGCATCAACTTCTTCCTCCGAAGCGCCACGGCCACGCGCCAGCTTTTTGAAGTCGATTCCGCTGGTCTGTGAACCGCCTGCAGCCTGCCGAACGTTGAGATTGGACAGCTTGTTGTCAGTGGCATCGGCTGCCGCCCCGACGCCCTGCAGCGACTTGGCCTGCTTGTCGTAGCTGCCTGCCGCACGTTCGGCGGCAGCTGCGGAATCGTCTGTAACGGCGGTCAGCTGGCGCAAGCGCTCAGCAGTCACATCGGCAATGTCGGCTTCGACCTGCTTGACCTTTGCGGCGGCCTCCTGGGCATCAATCTCGGCCTTTTTTGCCGGGGTCAATTGGTCGCTGGCTTCCAGCTCGGCACGCTTGGCTTTGACCAGCATCAGCGCTGCCTCGGCCTCAGCCCGCTTTGCCTTGGCAGTCAGCGCCGCCAGCTCGATCTCCATCTGCTTGATCTGCAGCAGCGCATCGGCCGCCAGCTGTTCGTCGCCCATCGCCTTGGCCACATCGTGGATTGACTGCATGCGGGCGATTTCGAGGCGGATGCCGGCCTGCTCGATGGCGATGGCCGATTGCTTGGCGGCAGCATTCGCCTGGATCGCAACCACCTGATCGGCCAAGGCGTCACGGTAGAGCTTGGCAGCCTGCCCGGCTAAGATCTCTGCATCCTCAAGTTGCCGGGTAACTTCGACGCCCTCTTTCTTTTTCGCGCGCAGTGCTTCCACCGCCTGCATCGCCTGCTCGTAGGCCGCTTTCAGCTCGCCCAGCCGCTTGCTGTTGTCGCCGTAAGCGGCTGCCTCCGCTACAGCTGCCGCAGCCGCTACCGAAGAGCTACGCGCCTGCCCTTCGGCCTTGTCGGCATCTGCCTGGCGTGCGTCAACCGTCTTCTTCAGGTCATCGATGACTTTCTGCTGCTCCTCCGTTGCCTGGCCCTTGGCGTCGACCTCGCGCTGCAGCGCTTCCAGGTGGCCCTTGTACGTCGCCAGTTCCTCACGCCGCCGCTCGGCCAGTTGTGACGTGGCAATGGCATCGTTGCGGGTTGCCTCGATCTTGGCCTCCCGTTTATCGATTTCTGTGCCAAAGGCATTCGCCAGCTCGACCGCCGCCGCGCCCTCTGCCTTGCGCGCCTCGGCGTTGGCCACGGCCTGCTTGGTGGCCCTTTCGGTCGTTTCCTCAAGCTCGCCGAAGACCACGTTCAATTTAGTCCAGCCGGGGCCGGCAGCGGCGGCTGCTGCGCCGGCCTGGGCAGTTGCTGCGGCCAGCTTCTGCTGCCCATCGGCGCCAGATTCGGTCTTGCGGTTAACCTCATCCAGTTTTTTCTGGATATCGTCGGCGGCCTCGATAATGGCGTTCTTATAGTTGGTGATTGAGTCGATCGGGTGGCGTGGGTTGAACGAAAAGATGGCGCCGAAGGTGATACCGATGATTTTCCCGAGCAACACAAAGCCACCGGTCAAGCCCTGAACAGCAATGGCCACCTGCCCCAGAAAGGCCACGGCAGCAGCCCAAGCACCGGTATCCGCGATGACTTTGAAAGTATCAGTAACTGAATTTCGCAGGCGGGCCCATGACTGGGAGGCCGTATCCGCCTGCTCGCCAGCTTTCTCGGTTGATTGATAGAGTTTGTCGAGACCGGCAGCCAGTGCTGGAAACAGTTCCTCCGCTGTCATTCGGCCGCTGTCGACCAGCTTGATCAGTTGTGCCTGGGTGATCCCGAAACCCTTTGCTACCGCATCGAGCGCACCCGGTAGGCGGTCGCCAAGCTGACCGCGCAACTCTTCCATCTGCACGACGCCCTTGCTGGCCATCTGCGACAGTGCATTCAGCGCACCCTGCGTGTCGGCAGCGCTCCTGCCGGCCACGCTCATGGCGCGTGAGACAGATTCGAATACCGCACGCGTCGCCGCGCCTTCGGCTGCTGTATTCTTGGTCGACGCCAGCAGGTCGGCATAGGACTTGGCGGTGGAAATCTGCTCGATGCCGAGCCGGTTAGCTACGCCTCGCGCATATTCCATCTCGCGGGACGCAGCGGCCACAGACCCCGTTATGGCCCGGAAAGTCCGCTCCGTATTCTCCAGTTCGACATTGACCCGGACGAACTCACGGGTCAGCGCCACCCCGGAAAACGCAACGCTGAGCTGGGCCATGAGGCCAAGCATGTTGTTGGCTTTTAGGCTGACGTGATCGACGGCACCGGCAGTACCGCTCAGCTCGCCAGTGAGCTGCTTGATCCGTGCCTGGCCAGCCGCGAAGGCCCGGTCAAACTCTTCGCCGCTGATGTCGGCGCGCGTCGCCAGCGTTAGCAGCGAACGGTTGACCTGCTGGATATCCTGCTCGATCTGCTTTGCCGAACGGATGCCGAGCGAATCGAAGGCAGCGTTGAGCGAGGCCGTGGTGGCGGCAGTTTTGTGCTCGGCTGCTTCAAAGGAGGCCATGCCGGATTTCAGCGCATCGAAATCGGTGGTCAGCTTTTTGGTGGCCGCGTCCAGCGCCAGCTTTTTCTCGGTCAGGTTGGCTGTCGAAATGCCGGTTTTTTCAGCTTCGAGATTGAGCCTGACCAACTGAACATTGCTGCTTTCCAGGGCTGAATTGGCTTGCTTGGCGGCGCGCTCGGCAGCCGTGAGCTGCTTTTCCAGAGAACCGATTAGCGATTTGTCCGCGCCGGAGTAGAAGGCCTCGGACAAGGTTGCCTGAATTTTACGAACCTCGGCATTCGCCTCAGTCACCCTGATCTTGTATTGGTCGACCGAGGCAATCGCGCTTTCAAGAATTTTAACGCGGGCACTCTCCACAGCCAGTGCCTTGATTTCGGCCTGAACGCGCTCAAGCTCGGCGGCCAACTCTTTGGCCCGGAACGATCCGCCCTCAAGCAGCTTGACCTTGTCGCCATCTTTTTTGATGTCAGAGAGGCCTTGGCCCACCTCACCGAGCGCACCGAGCGCACTTTTGGCGTCCCCCTCGATTTTCAGTCCGACTGCTACGGTTTTATCGTTCATGCTCTTTTCTGCTGCTTGGGGTTATCGTTCGTTGATTGCGGCGCCGACACGCCCGGTGCGACCAGCGACCCGACCCGGAGGCCGGGTCGCGATCACATCACCAGGTCTTTCAAGCCGGCAATGGCCGGTTGCTGAGCACCCAGCCACCCGACGTGGCGCAGATACCAACTTCCGGGGCGCGGATTGCCGGGGTGCTGCGGGTGATAGAAGCTGGCGCTGCGCTTCTTGAAGCGGCCGGCTGCCACCATCTCGGCAAAGGCCGGTTCGACCTGGCCCGTCTGCATCAGCAATCGGCCATCGTGGGACGCGGTGAGCCCTTTCACCCAGCCATAGGCCGGATGGTTGTTGGCCGGATGCCCCACGACTAGGGGCGCTTCGCGGAGTGACGGCGTATAGGCGGCTGCCATGCTGCGGATATCCGACGCCGAGAAGCTCAATGCCTGGCCATCGTCCGAGATGTGCTGACCCGCGCGGAATATCTCGACCAACTGGTTTCTGATGGCGTTCGCTGCGGACTGGCTGATCAGCACGGGAGAGGCCTCGCTGAAAGAGACCATCTGCTCATCTCCCGCCGAGAAACTGCAGACTACGCCAATCGCCTCGGAATAGCTGACGTTGTGCGCCTTGGCATAGGCCTTGGCCTGTGCGTCCAGTGCCGCATCGGTATTTGTTCCAGCCGTTACCGCGCTCGAGCTGCCGACGCCGGCGAAGCTGCATACCACACCAATTGCCTCGGAATAGCTGACGTTGTGCGCCTTGGCATAGGCCTTGGCCTGTGCGTCCAGTGCCGCATCGGTATTTGTTCCAGCCGTTACCGCGCTCGAGCTGCCGACGCCGGCGAAGCTGCATACCACACCAATTGCCTCGGAATAGCTGACGTTGTTCGCCTTGGCGTAGGCCTTGGCTTTGGCATCCAGCTGAGCGTCGGTATTCGTGCTGTCTGCACCGGCGCCTACAGCTGCTGGAAGCTGCTTGCCAGCCAGCACGATAGGGATCAATTCTGCCACCGCCTTGACGGCTACCTCGTAGCTCACATTGAACTTCTTGGCGTAGAACAACGCATTTTCGTGGATCTGGGCATCGGTCGGCACGGCAATCTCCTACGCGAACTCGAACTCGATACCCAGCGCCTTGATGCGTTCCACCTCGGCGTTGAACAAGGGCATGATTTCACCGTAACCCGAGAGCTTGAAAATCAGACCAGGGTTATGGAACAGCGTCTTGCCCTGGAAAGCGGGCAGATTGAACGCAGGCAGCACCATCTCGGCGCCATGGGAGCGCAGGTAGGGAGTGTGGCCAAGCGGTTGAAGCATGGCCGCGATGCCTTCGAGGCGCTTGTAGTCGTCAATCAGCGCGGCGGCCTTGGGCAGGAAGTCCTGGGCGATGCGCTCGGCTTCGGCCAGCAGATATTTTTTTATCAGAGTGCCGGTCGAGTCCTTCAGGGCGGCCAGGGCGGCGGCCTGATCTTGAATCTTGCGCTGCACGCCGCAAATGGTCTTCTGGCAGAGCGCAATCGCGGGATCGATGTCCGCCTTCTTCGCCTTGGCGTCGGTGATGGCCTTATCCAGAGCCTCGGCGGCAGCCGGTTCGGCGCCGCCGGTGGCGATTTCAGCCAGCAGGTCTTCGTGCTGTTGCTCAAGCGCCGCTATTTCGGGCAGTTGCCCCTGGAGTTCGGCCAGGGTGGTTTCTTGCTGCCCGACGATCCCTTGCAGCGTTTCCAGTTGTTGTTTGGCGGCGTCAATGGCTGCCTGATGCTGCTGGAGCGCATCCTGTTCCGGTAAGTTGCCATTTTTCTTGCTCATGATGAAAGATCCTTTTCTGAAAATAAAATTGATGCGGTTGCGGCTTTCAAGACGCCGCGCCCTGTGCTTCGTGTACGGGCGCAACGATCTTGAAAACGGTGTAACGGGGGATGACATTGACCAGAAACTGCATGTCCGACGCCACGCAAAGGGCGTAGCCGAGGCGACCGAAGGGACGGTTGAACGGCCCGAATATCTGCGACTCAGCGAGACCGATGGATGCGGCCAGCGCCCGGATCAGCTTTTCTCCGGCGCAGGCCTCGGGCACCCAGGGCGCCGCGATCAACTCCATGGCGCCGCCGAACGACTCATGAATGCCGAGGGCGTACCCGCAACGGGTGGCCGCCGCCGAGATCGCCGGGAACAAGGCGACACGGGCGTCGCCGGGGTTCATGACCAGTCCTCTGAATCGCGCTTCATCTTTTGGCGGAAGGCCTTGAAAATCTGATCGAGCCGCATCTCGGAAAGATCATATTTACGGGCCAATTCGCGTCTGTTCCTGCCGTTGAACTCGGCCCAAATCCTTCGGTTGCGGTCATTGATTCTGCGCGACATGCCTCTGGGCAAATAAAACTGCGTTCCGCCATGATCCAGGCTGATCCGGTCGGTCAGATCCAGCGCGATATTTGCCAGGCGTTCAAAACTCAGGGCTTCCTGCAATTCCGCATCCTCGATCAAGGCCAGGTACATCGATATGGCAATTTCGCGCAGCATCTCGTGTGTGTCTTCCGGAAACAGGCCCTCGATGATGGCCAGCCGCTCTCCCGAAATGTGCGCAAGATCAGCCATGGGAATCGGCCTCCGGCGCCGCGCCTGTAAATCCACGCATAGGGTTTTACCTAAAAGTTTTAGAGACAGGCGAATCATCGCCACCTGCACCGGCAGGAATAAGTAAAGCGTTTTAATTTCGTGGCGACGGAGAGAGTCGCGTGCGCGGAGGGTTTCCGCCGCCCCGTGGATGGGCCGGAAACAGAGGCGATCTGGCACTATTCTGAGTGGCTGCGAATCGACAGTTACGACCAAGCTCGCGATTGTCGATCTCCATTGCCTTGGCTTGAGATTTCGAGCAGATCGATTATATTGATCGTGCGCCCTGTGGCCGGCTGGCCTTGCTGAAGTGCTTCCGCACCAGAGTAGGCAGGGAAGATCCCCGGCGGGGGCGTTTCCTATTTCCATGGCCGACAACGCATGCACCAATAAAATTGGACACAGGTTGGTTGCCGTGCATGCAGCCACTGTCAGCCGCCCTATGAATGGCCCGAAAACCGTGCACAAACGTGCACATATCGATTGGGCCGTCGCCGGCAATATGCCGACCTACCCGAGGCCAAAAAAAACGCCAGAATCGCTTCCGGCGCTCATTGGCTGATTAACGGTTAGCGGATGGCCGGGTGGCGTTTTCGCGAAGGACTGGATTCCTTCCTGGCAGCCATTGATACGTCATCGTGCCAGTCGGTTCGTGGTGGTACAAATTGGCCCCATGCCGCCGGGAATACTCGACCAGGCTGCCCAGCGCCGCACCAACCTCCGGCGACGAATGGGCGAAGCGAAGCAAGTTGGTTGCGATGCAGGATATTTTCCACATCTCTTCGCGTAAGAGCGCGTCGCGCTCTTTGGACAACTCGGCGACCAAGTCGAGCCAGACCGACTCAGGCAAGGATTCAGACTTCTCGAACACCCGCTTGTGAATATCCCTAGTCAACCTACCCATGTCGTCACAGAGATCGTTATGCTCGGCGAGCAGGTTGGCCGCCACCTCGGCCAGCGTTTCCGGATGAACGGCTTTCGCAACCGACCCTGGATCAGATTCCTGCTCCATCAGCACCACACGCAACGCGCCGATCTGACTCGCCAACTGATCCATCATGTCCCAAGCGAGCCCGTGCAGTACCTCAAGCTGCGAGAAATTCTGGCTCAGCGTCGGATCCTCGTTCGTCGGCAGCGGCGATGCCTCCGTCGCGTCATCGGTCTTCGCCAATCCATCCATCCAGGCGATCAGGGCTGACGATGCCGGCGTATCCAACACCACGTCGAGCAAGTGGATAGCATCGGCATCCAACAGGCGGGCGGTCAGCGCCGTGCTGGCGATGCGCACCTTGGCGTAAGCTTCGGGAATTTTGGCGAGGGTGAAATGATGATCGATGATCTCCTCGATCTCCGCCACCTGTTCCGGCGTTTCACCCAGTACCGCCGCGATCTCCTCGGCGATCATCCACGTCTTTCCCGCGTGAATCATCAGCGTCACGTCCGCGCCATCGAAGTTGCCATGCGTCATTGAATACACCGAGGGCAGCGCCTGCAGGTCGTCGGCCTGATCCGGCACCTCCGAGTGATGCCTGACAAACAGATTGTTTCCTGGATCGATGCGGCCGCTGAACGGCGCAGTGGTTTCCGATGGCTCGCCGCCCAGGAGATTGGCAGTGGCCTCACCGAAAACCGTACCAACTGCTTCGGCATAGCTTACGTCATGCGCCTTGGCATAGGCCTTCGCCTGCGTATCCAAGACGGCCCGCAGTTCCGCCTGGTCGCTCGGTTCCAGCTGGCTGGCGGATGGTGCCGCCGGTGCATGCCCGGCCAGCAGATCGGGGCTGTGCTCGAAGCCGTTGACGGGCGCCGGAGTCTTGTTTTTAGGCATGGTGGCGTACCTCTTCAAGGGTGACGGCAGCCCAGGCGGTGCCGGTGAATTTGTGGGCCAGGCGGCTGGCGACATCCAGCGCGCTGTGTTGGCTCGCGTAGCGGGCGGCGCGCTCGATCTGAAGGTTGACGATTGCGCCGGTAGCGTTCAGGTGGACGGCGTAGCGCCCTTGCAGGCGGTTGAAGGTGTCCGCCGTGCAATAGACCAGGAATACCGGCGTGGGGCGGTTGCAATCAAGCATAGTTGGCCTCCCGTTCGGCGATTTCGACGCGGTTGAGGGTGTCGACCGCAGCAGCCTTGGCGGCGCTGTAGAGCGCGGCGGCGGCCTCGGGGCATGCGTGCTGCGATTCATTGACCAGGTGGCAGAGCAGGCGGGCCGATTGAATGGCGTACATGCGGGCCGGGGTCATGAACTGGCCGCCGTCGCGGCAAATCAGTTCGGCGCGATCCGCAGCGGCTTGCCGGTTGTCGACCGGGGCCGGGGCACCGGGACGGCTGGCGTGGCCTTCCGTCCAGTAGCGCCACAGGGCGTCGTCGCATTCGTCCTGGTAGGCGATCAGCTTGTCGCGGATTTCTGGCTTGACCTTGGCGGCGCTGATGCTGGCCAGCCAGCCGGAGAGTTTGCGCATGGGCAGGCAGGTCATGCTGTAGGTTTTGCCGTCTGCACCAGTTGTGGCGATTTCACGACAACACCAGCGGAAGCCCAAGCCGATTAGCTTGGCGTGCTGACTTTTCCAGTCGATACCGATGGCGTCGCAGATGGGTTTGACGGCGGTAAAGGGTTCGCCGCTGTGCTCTACTAGATAGAGCGTATCGCCGTGAAAGGCGACAGGGAGAAGATTGGCCATGATGGCTCCTACATGATTGTTCAAAATTGCCCCTGTTCAGGGGGCGGCCAGGTACTTGAACACCGCATGTAGACGGCCCGCAGCCTTAGCCCGAGGGCTATTGTTCGACTGACGCGCTACCCGGCCATAGAAAACCATGGCCGAAAAAAATCCACTTGTCTGACGGGAGTGGCAACCGCTACATGAGGTGTGTTCAGCACCTGTTGATAATTCTGCCCTTGTCATACGGGCAGGTCAAGCAGTAAATCAGCCGTGGAAAACGAGGCCGTCCACGGCGTCCTGCGAGGGCGAGGGGGGCGCTGCCTCCCCGTCCTAGGCCCGCTGCGGTTTGCCGCCCTTTTTGGCCTTTTTTTGCAACAAGTTGTTGTGGCAGAAAATCAGCTCATCGATCACCGGCATCATGATCGAGGCGACTGCGCGCGCGCCGTCAGCCGATTCAACCTTCTCTTCAAGAGAGGAGTGGACGGTTATCAATTGGAAAATTGCGTTGTCCATCGCGTTAAGGGTTTTTTTCGTTTTCATCAGTTTGCTCCTTGGTTGAAAGATGGGTTTTGTTACGTGATTGCAGCCAACCTTGCAGCGCGTTGAGCAGGCTGGCCATGCCTTTCTGATTCAGGAATTTCGGGTGGTCAGCCTTGGTCACCTTGCGGCAAAGCGTCACCAGCGACGGATCATCCAGCTTGCCGGACATGCCCAGCTTTTTCGACAGGTCGAGGGCATACTCCCATTGCTTTTCAGTCGGCCGGTCGAGGCGGCCGGCGCTGGCCGGCGGCGGGTCTGTCGGGCGTACCAGCGCGCCGTGCTGCTGCAGGTAGGTGACCAGGCGGGAAAGCTCTTGATCCGTGCAGTCGGAACTGCTGCATTTCCCGACCTGAGCGTTTAGCCAGGCGCGGTAGGTGTCGTCATCCCAGCCGAGGCGGCGCCGGCCGGCGTGAACCATCTTGATCAAGGCGGTGCGGTTCATTGCATGCTCGGCTTGAGTTGTGCGGCCAGCTGGTTAAGCAGGTCGCCGGTCAGGGGCTGATTGCCATAGAACGTTTCCGCCAAGCGGATTACATCGGCCAGGGCGCGCAAACCGCCGTTCTGGCCCGGCCGCGTGGCGATGGCGCCGGCACAGCGCGCCAGCTTGGCGCGTTCCTGGCCGTTGAGCCCTTCGGGCAAGCCGTGCCAGGCCAGCCAGGCGTCGACATCCTCGGGCGTCGACGCGGGGAAGTCGAAGCGGTTGGCCCGGCTGGCCAAGGCGCCGAAAGTGGTTTTCTTGCCCCAGACAGCAGCCGACAGATCGGGGTTGCCGATCATGGCAATGCCGATGCCGAAATCGTCGTGCAGGCTGCAGATGACGTCGAGCGCTTCGCCCAAGCGCTGGCATTCCTCAAGGATCAGGAAATCGCCAGGGCGCAGCGCAGCGCCGATGGCGTTCATGGTGCTGCCTTTGCGGTGGCTGGGTGGATTGACGCCCATGCCATCGCGGATTTTTTCAAGCGCGGCAACGGCACGGCAATCGGTACGGTCGAACTGAATGCGGACGGCGCCGGGACGGTTGTAGGTGCGTGGGTGAGTGGCAGCGTAATACTGGGCCGCTTGCGTTTTGCCGATGCCCCATGATCCGGTAATCGCGATCAGTTCGCGGTTCTTGTGAGCCACAGCCAAAAGTGTTTGTAGTGCCTGAAAAGTCGGGGTGACGGCATAGGCGGCATCATCTTCCGTGGGGCGGTCATCGTTTTTCAACCATGATGACAGGTGCTCGATAGCGGCTTCCGATTTCCTGCCGCTGTCCCACCCGGAAACGATTCCTTCCTCCAGGATTTCCTTGAGGTCGGCTGCGTTCATGCCGCTAATGACTTGCAACCGGACAAGGTTGATAGTTCCCGCCGCCAGGCGGGCTCGTATCGCCGAAAGTACCTGTTCGCGTTGCTCGTGTTGTTCTTTAAGGTTTATCATGGCAATGCCTTCCTTGAATTTGCTGATAGATGTTTAATCAGGTCAAACGCAGCATGTTCCTGGTACGGTTTCTCCTTTATGTCTGACGGGGCTAAAAGGGCTTTCATGGGGTCAAACGGTGTTGGCGCATCGTTTGGCCTTTTTTCTTGCGGTGGCGAGTTGGGGCCGAATATCTCGCCGGTATCGGGGTGTCGTTGCTGGCCTGGCAGCAGCTTCAAGGATGGCTGTGTGGCCTTGGACAGGGCGTCCGACATGGCTTGCCCATGTCCGTTGAGGTCGACGGTGATTCCTTCGGGCAAGGTCGGCGCCGCCGGCTGGCTCTTCAGGTGCCGCTCTCCTTCCTTGAGCAGATCGAGGCGATTGGTGTCGGCTTTGAGCGTGCGGATGTGCTCGGTTAGCAGGCCGGCACGGCGCGATTGTTCTTTCGCGCCTGCGGTGTCTCCGTGGGCGAAGGTGTTGCCCATGGGGATGGCGTGCATCTTTCCTGCCTCGTCGATATAGAAGGTGTGGGAGCGATCCCATTTGGCGACCCGGATGTCGACAGATTTTCCGATCATCGGGATCAAGGCATCCACCATGCCCCAGGTATCACTGACCCGAATGCCGCCCGGGTGAACCTTGAGTTTCTTGACCTCGGAAAAGGCGAACAGAAAGACTTCTCGTTTGGGTTGGATGGGGCGCCAGCCTTGCGCATAGAAAGCCCGGCGCTTGTCGTACGGGCTTGTGCCGTCCGTTTGCGGTGCGTTTCTGTACAGTTCCAGGCAGGTATGCAGGTCGCGGTTGAACTCTTCGGTGTCGCCTTGGTGGGCGCGTGGCGCTTCGCCAATCTTGTGCGTCCGCTTCTTCATCCGGTCGCCGCCGATCCACCCAGGCATCAGCGAGAAATAGCCGCGCTCCAGGATGCCGAATACTCCCTCGATTTGCTTGGCCGGGGCGTTGTAAGGCCGGGCTCTGATGAGGGCGCGGGCCTCTGGTGCCGGGGTGGCGGTTTCGGGATCGAGCATGGTTCCGATGTCGCCTGCAGCTTTGATAAATGCCTCGAAGGCTTGAGTCAGCCCGGAAAGAGCCATGAAGCCATCCATCATTTCTTCCCATTTGTACTCGGAGCCATTGTCCAGGTAGAGGCAGCGCGGTAAGCCCCAAGCTTCGACCATTGAGACGAACGAACGGGCAATGTCTTCCTGGCGAACGCCCCTGCCTTTGTCGAGTAGCAGCGTAGTGATGTGGATATCGTAGGTGGCGAGGTCCAGCCAAGCGATCAGGCGGGCGTGAACTTCTCGACCATCGTGGGCCTTGATGACATCCAGTGGGTGGACGTCGCCAATGACGACATCTCCCGGTTTGAGCCCACTCCGATTTCGCTGGATGCGCGGGATGTATTCGTCCATGAAGAGTTTGGCGTTACGTTCCTTGATCGCTACCAGGCTGTAGCCCCGATACCGTTCGACGAAATGCCGGCCAATCCGGCAACTTGAAGCGGCGGCCTGATCCCAGCCGGCCGCATGACATAACTCGACCAGTTTGGAGGTCGATAGCTGTTCAATCCGCTTCGCGCTGGGGGCGCCAGCAGCCCAGAGGCTGCTTACATACTTTTCGAGCTTGTCGGCGATCTCGGTTTTTTCTTCAGCAGACAGGGGGCATGCCTCATCCCACTGACGGGAAATATTTTGCCGGTGCTCGCCTTTGTCAGTTCGCAGTTTTCTGGCCAATCCGCCAAGGTTTCCGGCATCAATTTCGGCCAGCCAGTTCCTGAGTGTGCGCGCCGAAAGGCGCTTGTGATTGCCATCCTGCGCCAGGTGGTCAGCCCGGGCGATTTCTTCTAAGGCGAGCCCCCGAGCCTTTGAGTTCTTTGGATGAGCCAATGCAGGTCCGAGGATGGAAAGTTTCCAGCGCTGTTCTGCAACTGCCTGAACGATACGCGGGTTGTAAAGCGACGGTGAAGAGAGAACGATTGACTCCGTGTCTTCCTCTGGCTTTTCGCAATGGGAAAGAATGTTTTCCTGTGCGAGAATGCGAGCCAGTGGTTCTGGTGATCGCTTGAGGGCTGTTTCAGTTGCCATCGCTAATGGTTCCGGCCTTGATTCCGAGCAAGACGGCAATTTTGTGACTTGCGCCAAAGTTGCACGGCAGGTCTTTGCGCAGGACGTCACGGACCTGTCCTACGGAAAATCCGTGATTTCTGGCCCAAGCGGTAACAGATATCCCTTGCTTCACGAGTTCCTTTTTTGCCTCTTCTCTGGTTTTTGGATGGGTCGATTCATTCATGGCGTCGGCTCCAATGTTGGATTTTTGAGGATTATGATGGATTCAATCGACGGCAATGTCAACGAAATCGAAGTTGTATTGGATTCGATTGGCGCAAGATTGCGCATTGCAAGAGAGTCTCTGGGTATGTCTCAAGAGGCTTTTGCTCAGAAGGCTGGCGTCCATCGCAAGACCCAGGGCAACTACGAAGCAAATGAGAGAAGCCCGGATGCGAACTATCTATTCGCAGCAGCTGAATTGGGGGTCGATGTGGCGTATGTCGTGACAGGAAAGGGGCCGGCACCCGCTGTGCCTTCGTGGCCTGATGATTCACAAATTTATGCCAGTCTGCTCGATACGATTCGCGGCGAATTGCAGCTCCACAAGGGTTTTGACGACGATTGGCAGGCGCTCTTTGACCTGCTCAAGGAGGATTGGGCTGACTTTGTGAAGGGGGGCGGTTCGTCGCGCGGCATTGGCTTGCGCTGCAGGGCATTGCTAGGAAAGAGCCCATACGTTGAATTTGACCCGAGCCGCTTGGGCGATCTGCTGGAGCGCGTCGAGTTCGTGGCGGGGGTCGATGGGCGCCAGATAAGCGCCAGGGACAAGGCCGCCGCCGTTTTGTCGCTTCGTGTTCAGAGTGCAGGAGAGACTCTTCCGCCATCTTTTGCGGCGGTCAAGTCAGTGCTGCAGGGGCTGGGTGACAAATGAAAAGGCCCGGCAGGTTTCCCAAGCCGGGCCGGGACGGTTAGTGTGGTCAATACCCCGCCTACGCTGGCACCCCACCCTGACAGCCGGCTATTGGTCGTAGGCCCAGCCGGTTTCGCGCATCCCATGTGCAGTATAGCCTGAGAACGATTGTTCGCATGGGGCTGCGTTCATCATGGCGGGTGGCGGGTCTGGTGTGTGTCATCGGTAACAATCTGCTGTGCTCTCGGGTAGCCCTGCTGCTGCGCAATTTGATGCCTCAAGCGACAATTCAAGATTTCCTGACTCTTTGGAGCGGCAATGGAAACCGATGATCCACCGACCGTGATCGATGGCCCCCGCAATAATCCGTTGCGCTCTGACACCTGTGGGCGCTGCACTCATTATCTCGGAAGAAAAACCTGTGTCGCCTTTCCTGGCGGCATTCCCGAGGAAATTTGGAGCGCCTATCTAGGGCATCGTGAACCGTTTCCTGGCGACCGTGGAGTTCAGTTCAAACAGATCCCGATTCCAACGTCGCCGGCTGAAATTCCTGATTTTCTGCGCAAGAAGCCAGTGCAACCATGAGCCCCGTCATCACTGTCGCTTCGCGGCCGCTGAAAGAGGCTTTTCGTTCGGCGGTGTGCAGTTGGCGTCGGCGTTGCAACTGGTTCCAGGCTGGTCATCACCATCGATCTGAGACGCGGCAGCTCAACCCAAACCCGAACCGCCGCGAGCCCGACGCTGGTGATCGGCACAGTCGGATCGCTCGATTCGGCGACCGCTCCGGAAGGCGCCCCCCGATTTTTCTGACGCGAAAGCGGTTTTCACAAACGCCCGCACTATAGACCAGTAACAAACGGTAAATCCCGGAAAAATAATTACTGCAGCCACGGAAAAATAATTACTGCAGGACTAATAACCATTGCTCAGCGAATGACCTTGCGCCACTCCTGCTCGAAATAGCGCACCAACACCTGGTTGTTCAACCGGTTCACCTCGGCTGGCACGCGCGCCATGTCGGCCGGGAAGTTGAACAGCAGCGGGATCGTTTCCGCCGTCAAAAACCGCGTTTTTGGGAGGTCGACCGCAACCGGCACGAACTCCTGGCGCCCGGCGATGATGTAGCCCCATTCGCCGAAAGAGGGCACCAGTGCATGG